CAGATTAACAAAGAGCGTATTCAATTGATCGCAGATAACGATGCGCTAAATCGAAGACTAAATAACCAATTAGAAACGATTAAGCACTTGCAAGAGCAGTTGGATAAAGCTTCCAATACTAGCCGTCATTGGGTTCTACGTAAGTTGGGTCTATAATGAAACTCGTTTGGTCATATAGTAGTATCAAGACTTTTGACCAATGTGCTAGGAAGTATTATCACCTACGGGTAGCTAAGGATACTGAAGACAAAGGTTCCGATGCTACCCTGTATGGTCAGGAGATGCACAAAGTCGCTGAAGACTTTGTCAAAGAGAAGAAGCCTATCCCCCCTAAGTTTAGTTACGTAGAGGATGCTCTACGGGTACTAGCTGAACTTCCGGGGGAGAAGCATTGTGAAATAAAGCTAGGGGTTAAGCTAACAGATGATGGCTATGCTCCTTGTAACTTCTTTGATAAAGATGTTTGGTGGCGAGGCATTGCCGACTTGCTAGCCGTGGATGGTGATAAAGCTTTTCTAGTAGACTACAAGACTAGTAAGAATGCTAGGTATGCTGATACTAAGCAGCTTGACCTTCTAGCTGGTGCAGTATTCTTACACTACCCACAAGTCAAAAAAATTAGCTCAGGGCTAGTGTTTGTAGTGAGTAGCGAATTGGTCAGTAAAGTCCACCACGCTGAAAAGCGTGATAGTTACCTCGGGATATTTAGTTCAGAACTTGATCGGCTTAAGGCTGCACATGAATCAGGAGTTTGGAATGCGGTTTCCGGCCCGCTATGTAGATTCTGTCCGGTAAAAGATTGTGAATTTAATAGGAGTAGATAATGCCATACAAAAACAAAGCGGATCGTGACTATAAACACGAGTACGAAGCGTATCAGGGTAAGCCTGATCAAATAAAGAAACGTGCTGCACGTAACCAAGCACGAGCAGTAATGTCTAAGAAGGGTTTAGTTAGTAAGGGTGATGGTAAAGATGTTGATCATATCAACCCTTTATCTAAGGGTGGTACTACCACTGCTAAGAATTTACGTGTAAAGTCTGCTCATGCTAACCGTTCTTATGACCGAAACTCTGATCATTCAATAGCTACAAAGAAACGTAAATGAAAATAGTTGATGATAAGGTATTGATGGTAAATACCCGCCGACCTCAATTAGTCACCGAAAAGATTAAAAAGAGTAAGGTTATTGCTACTCATGGTGATATACATGAAGTGGCAGTGTATTGGGGGATAGAAGAAGCACAGGCACTAACTAGCCTACGCATCAAAGATGTTCCGTCTCCCATTACACGGGATTACAAATGGACAGGTAAGTTCTCTCCATTTAACCATCAGAAAGAAACCTCATCATTTTTAAGTTTACGTAAGAAAGCATTCTGCTTTAACGAGCAGGGCACAGGTAAGACAGCCTCAGTTATATGGGCTGCAGACTACCTAATGAAACTTGGCTTGGTTAAGCGAGTGCTTGTTATATGCCCACTATCTATTATGAAGTCGGCATGGCAACAAGACTTGTTTAAGTTTGCCATGCACCGCAGTTGTTCCATTGCACATGGCACGGCTAAAACCCGTGAGAAAGTAATTGAAGCTAAGGCAGATTTTACGATAATCAATTTTGATGGAGTTGCTGTCGTAGAGCCTCATATTCTGAAAGCTAAGTTTGATTTAATCGTAGTGGACGAAGCTAACGCATACAAAAATGCGCAGACTAATAGGTGGAAAGTTCTTAATAGAATTATACATACCCTCGATCCGACACTGTGGATGATGACGGGTACACCTGCAGCACAGTCCCCACTAGACGCATACGGGCTAGCTAAATTAGTTAACCCTGATGGAACACCAAAGTTCTTTGGTGCATATCGTGACAAGGTAATGTTCAAAGCCACCCAATATAAATGGCTACCTAAACCCCATGCTAAGGACGTAGTACATTATATATTGCAACCTGCAATTCGTTTTGAGAAGAAGCAATGTCTTGATCTGCCTGAGGTTACATACGTAGAGCGAGAAGCTCCATTGACCCCACAGCAGCAGAAATACTACAAATTACTTAAGAAGCAAATGGTTATGGAAGCAGCAGGGGAATCAATTAGTTCCGTAAATGCCGCCACCAATATCAACAAACTTCTGCAAATATCAGGTGGTGCTGTCTACACGGATAATAGAGAAGTTGTAGAGTTCGACGTAAGCAATCGCATAAATGTAGTACTAGAAGCTATTGAGGAATCGTCCCACAAAGTCCTAGTATTCGTGCCATTTACGCACACTATTGAGCTACTTAAGAAAGCTCTTGAAGATAGCGATATAAGTTGCGAAGTGATTAACGGCAAAGTGCCCGTCAATAGACGTAGCGAAATCGTAAAAGAATTCCAAGAGACTGATAAGCCGCATGTTCTTATCATACAGCCCCAAGCTGCGTCACACGGTCTCACACTGACTGCTGCTAATACTATTATTTGGTATGCTCCCGTAGCTAGCGTAGAGACATATTTACAGGCAAATGCACGTATTGATCGTCCGGGCCAAAAGAATCCTATGACAATCATTAACATACGTGGAAGTGACGTAGAAAATAAGCTATATAAAATGCTACAAACTAATATCGAGAACCATGGAAAAATAATTGATCTTTATCGCCAAGAACTTGAGGAGGAGGCTTGACACCTTATACCAACGTAGTACACTGACAACCCCCGTAACCCATAGGAGCAATCTATGCAAGACGACTTTAATTTAGAGGAGACTGTTAAAGTCTACCTTAAAATACGCAATGCCATCGACGAGATGGAAGAGCGTCATAAGACCGAACTAAAAGAACTGAAAGATCAGTTTGAAGTAGTAAGCGGTTCTATTCTTGAATTCTGTAATTCTCAGAATTTAGATGGCGTAAAAACTTCAGCAGGTACAGTTACTCGTCGTGTAAATTCACGATATTGGACGAGTGATTGGGATTCTATGTACCGTGTTATCAAAGAACACGATGCGTTTCATCTGCTGCATCAAAGAATCCATGACAGCAATATGCGAAAGTTTATTGATAAAAACCCTGAGGCATTCCCTCCGGGGCTCAATACAGCTAGTAGCTACGTCGTGCAAGTCCGTAAACCAACCGAGAAGTAGGAATCTATATGAGCAACGTTACTATTTTTAAGAACCCAAACGCAGTATCTAGAGGTACACGCGAATTATCTGCCCTAGCTAAAACCTTAATCAGTAGCTCGGGTAATGTAAATCGCCGCATTCAGTCTAACGCTAATGGCACATTTAAGCGTCTTGTTAACGGCGAAGTAATCGGCTCGCCTGTACGTGGCGAATTGAATGTAATCATTCTAGACCTTTTGCCTAAGGTATCGCGTACTTACTATAAGTCTGCATACGATACTAACAACCCAACTCTACCGGATTGTTGGTCTAACTTAGGTGATAAGCCTGAGGCTGCATCTCCAAATCCACAGCACACAAACTGTGCCGACTGTCCAATGAACATCAAAGGCTCAGGTGCTAATGGTGCTCGTGCTTGCCGTTTCCAACGTCGTATTGCCGTATTGGTAGAAGGCGATAGATCAGGTGATGTATATCAATTCAATATCCCTGCTAAGTCTATCTTTGGTAAAGGTGTTGGCAATGTGCATCCATTCGAGAGCTACTTAAAGTTCTTGGTGGCTAACAATGAATCTCCTGATGGTGTAGTTACGAACATTAAGTTCGACGACAATGCCGATACAATGGAGTTCTTATTCTCTCCTGTACGTGCCATTGATGAAGAAGAAGCAGAAATGGTAAGAAATGCACAAGCTAACCCACAGACTAAGCGTTATACGATGCTGACTGTAGGTCAGGTTGACGGAGTGAAGAAAGCTCCTCCTGCGGAGAATGTTCCGGCAATTGCTGCAAAACCTGCGGAGAAAGTATCTCGTTCTGAAGAACCTGATGATGTAGAGGAAGATGTACCACCACCTGTAAAACGTGAATCTAAGAAACAAGAGGCTCCAAAAGATGAAAAGCTAGCTTCAGTCTTGAGTGATTGGTCTGCGACTAAATAATAATTACTTTCGTGCCCCCAACTAAGACTTGGGGGTTTACTTAATATGTCAGGTTACTATGAGCAATATAGACCTACTCGATACTGTTTTGCCCTCAGAAGGTTACTACTGTGTAGCCGGGCTGGGTGGTGGCAGAGGTATGCAACAATCTTTTCACGAGACCCGTGAGGAAGTCGATGCTAAGGTAGCAGAGTTAGTAGAAAATGGGCGCGATGTATATTTTGCATTGGCTCGGTTTGAAACTGCTGGCGAGCGTAAGAAGCATAATGTAAAGTTACTCCGTTCTTTTTGGGTAGATATTGACTGCGGTGAAGCTAAGGCTGTAGTCGATGAAAAGACGGGCAGACCTGATGGCTATATAGATCAAGCCACTGCCGTTACTGAGCTAGTCAAATTCTCCGAGCTTATCGGATTGCCTGTGCCCATCATTGTTAACTCGGGGCGCGGCATACACGCATATTGGCCTTTGACCGAAGATATTACCCGTGCTCAATGGGAGCCGGTGGGTAGGCGGCTAGCCAAGCTTTGTGAGATTCATAAGTTATATGCAGACCCTAGTGTATTTGAGGTGTCTCGCATACTGCGTGTCCCCGGCACTCTGAATTTCAAAGACAACCCCCCACTACAAGTAGAGCTTGTTAGCACCGAGACTATGGCTATGAGCTATGACTCATTCCGTAATATCGTAGGGGTATCTGAGGAAGCGCAAGTATTTGAACGTCCTGAGAAAAAAGAGCTAAGTACTCTTGGAAAAATGTTGCAGGACAATATAGAATCCTCCTTCAGTAAGATCATGGAGCGTAGCTGTAACCACAACGGCTGCATGCAGTTAGTTAATTGCTATGTTGATCGAGCTACATTACCGGAACCTCGTTGGTTTAATGCCCTCTCGGTAGCCAAGTTTTGCAAGGACAGTGATGAGGCTATACATAGGATGTCCGAGGGGCATCCCGACTACGACCCGTCGGCTACGATTGCTAAGATTCAGCACATCAAAGGCCCACACACCTGCGTTCAATTTGAAAAGAATAATCCCGGCGGCTGCGACGGCTGTCCATTCAAGGGTAAGATCAGTAGCCCTATTACTTTGGGCAAAGAGATACTACAGTCCACTGAGGAAATAGTAGTAACTGCAGAAGAGATCAAAGCTGCTCAAGAAGAAGAACCCGAACAGGAATTAGCAGGGGTATACAAAATCCCTAAGTATCCTGAGCCTTTCTTCCGTGGAAAGAACGGGGGTATCTACATGATGCCTAAGGATGAAGAAGCTGAACCTATCCTTATATATGAGCACGACATCTACGTAATTAAACGTATGGAAGACCCCCAAGAGGGCGAAGTATTCATCGTTCGTAGGCATCTGCCTAAGGACGGAGTTAAAGAATTTCGAGTGCCCACTAGACACATGGTGGACAAGTCGGAACTACAAAAAATCATTTCAACCAACGGCGTAATTTGCTATGGCAAACCACTCGAAGGATTACTTCGTTTGATCACTACTATGGCAAAAGAAATGCAATTCAAACAGAGGTCAATACATATGAGAACGCAATTCGGATGGGCAGATAACGATACTAGATTTATTATCGGAGATCGTGAGATCACGGCGGATGGAGTATACCATAGCCCCCCATCATCCATTACTCAGGACTTGGCTAAGCATTTCCATGCCAAAGGTACACTTGCTAAGTGGAAGGAAGTATTCGCTCTGTATGGCAAGCCGGGTTTGGAGCCTCACGCATATGCCGCATTGACAGCATTTGGTGCTCCATTGTTGAAGTTCACAGGGCAGAAGGGTTCCATTATCAATGTGATTCACCCCCGTTCCGGTACGGGTAAGACTACTACGCTACTTATGTGTAATAGTGTGTACGGTGCACCTGATCGACTGTATGCAGTGAAGGACGATACCTTGAACGCTAAGATTATGCGCTTGGGTATCATGAATAATCTGCCATTCACAGCAGACGAAATGACCAACATTACTTCCAAAGACTTGTCTACGTTGGCCTATAACATGTCACAGGGACGGGGTAAAGATCGTGTTAAATCTCAGACTAATGAGATGCGTCAGAATCTAACGTCTTGGCAGACTATCTCTCTATGTAGTTCTAACTCATCGTTCTATGAAAAGCTAACTTCTGAGAAGGCTAGCCCTGACGGTGAAATGATGCGTCTCTTGGAGTACAAGATTGGCTATACGGACATAATAGATCCGGCCTACGCTAAGCAGATGTTCGACTTTCAGTTGATGGAGAACTATGGGCATGCCGGTGAAAAGTATATCCAATACATATTGGCTAACTTCAAAGAAGCCACTGAGGGGGTTAGAAGTATTCAGGCTAAGATTGACGCAGAGCTCAAGTTAACGCAGCGTGAGCGTTGTTGGTCTGCCAACATTGCTGCCAATATCGCCGGTGGTATGCTTGCCCAACGTGCGGGGCTAATTGATTGGGATATGAGGGCTATTTATAAGTGGGTAACTAGTATGCTATCTGATATGCGTGGTCAGGTTGTACCCGCCCTGACAGATATAATGGCTACTGTTGGTGACTTCTTGAATAGAAACATGAATAATATGTTGGTAGTAAACGGCTTATCAGACCGCAGAACTAACAAAGACGCTATACCTATTGTGATTCCAAAGAGTGAGTTAGCTGTACGGTTTGAACCTGACACTAATAGAATGTATATCAACTCTAAGTTCTTCAAGGACGACTGCGTTAGATTCCAAGTCAATTACCACGACACTACAGCAGAACTGAAGAAGAAAGGTATCCTAATCGACACGGCTACTAAGCGAATTGCTAAGGGTATGCCGGGAGTTGGTAACAAGGTTCCGGGAATCTATTGCTTAGTCCTAGATACCTCACATTCCGAGTTCATTAAGGTTGATCAGTACATACCAAATGAGGCCCCCAATGAGGGTGGAGAAAGTCAGCTACAACATTAATTGGCGAGTGTTTAAGCGGGGGGCATCCTTTTTTATTCCCTGCTTGAACTCTGATAAGGCTAGGAAAGAAGTACGCGAAGAGACAGACCGTTTAGGCTACAAAGTGCTGATCAAACGGGTAATAGTTGAAGGTATTCAGGGCTTGCGGGTTTGGCGACTCTGAGTTATATTCCTCGCCGACAAGATTGCTCCTTGTTGGTGATGTTTGGGCCCCTC